GTTTAAAACAACCGGCGGCTTTTCCTTGTTTCTTTTTGTGCGACGTCGCACACCTTACCGGTTGTCCGCTCCGGTGTAGTCGGCATACTTCTCCCACTTACCGGACTTCTGCCAATTGTAATCGCTGATTTTTAACAGCCGGATTGTCTGCAACTCCGTCGGAATGTCTAAGCTGTACCCGTATCCGATGTCCAGCCCGATATGGCCCGGCTTCCACAGGACGCTCCCGGCCACGCCTGCAACCAGATCGGTAGTCGTAAAGCTGCAGTCCCCGATGATCGCGGAGCTGGTCATGTCCGGAGCACCAAATATGGTGTGAATAAAACCGCTGCAGTCATAACAGGTCTTTCCGCGGACATGCTCCTTGATGGCTGCAATGTCCATACCTTTAAAATGCGCCGGATACGCTGCCACCATCTTGTCCACCAGCGCATCACTGCCGGTCTCTCCGTCGGTACCGTACAGGTACGCATACTGATCCCGATGGTAGTACATATACATAGCAGCTCTGACTGCTTCATCCCACTTTTTCTTGCTCATGATACTCCTCCTTCTCAGATGATATGTCAATGTTTTTCAGTTTCTTTGACAGAGTCACCGCCCACGCGGCCTCTGGAAAAATTGCGGCGTAATTTTCAAGTATACTGATAACCTCCATAAGGACAATGTAGCTAAAGATTACGACGGCACAAACAATCCCGATGATGGACGCAAGTCGGTCCGACTGCGGATAGTATGTAGACAATTTGTTGACACCGATGTCTAACACAATGCCCACCAGCATCACCACAATCTCGGCCAGTTTCTTCATGCCACCCGTCCGCATAATTTTTGAGCTGACATTTCCCTGCACGTAGGCCTTAATAAAGCCCGTCAACCAATCAGCTAGGGCAACAGCAACAACGATGCCCAACATAATAAAATACTTCATTTCTTCTCCTCTCTATCTTATTACAACAATCTCATCGATCGAATATATACAGTCGCAAAACTGTAAGGTGATAAATTCCGCATCAGCCACTACATCCGCTGAAATCCAGGCGCTCGTTTCAAATGTGTATCCATACATCGCTCCTGACAATGCACCTCCCCAAGTGTTTTTTATTTTCGAATCTTCAACTTTGCCAATTCCCAAGTGCACGAACGATGATTTTCCACTGGTCACACCATTTGACTTTACTATTACATGCACAAAGATTTTTTTCCCAGGGTCTATTTGGATTGGATAACTCATAAACATATTCGTGCTGATACCACTGTCATTGATTTCCAAAATCCCATTTTTAAATGTGGCAGCTTTTGCGTTACTTCCTCGGTTGTAGAAATAAATATTTCCAGGCTCATAAACTGATGGGCTATCTATATAAGTATCATCAAAATTTTTAAGCAAATATTTGCTATTTATCTCTCCATCTTTTAGGATATAATCAATGCTGTTCTCCACCCCCCCAGAAGATAATACTATGCTATTTGATATATTCATCCCCGTGATAAGTCCCTTCTTGAAGTCATCTGTCATGATACCACCTCATTCACAGTTCCCTGGCCAAAGACAATCTCATACTCGATGGCGAAGGAATCATTGGTATTAAGTGTAATTGGCTTTTCGAGTAGGGAGCGGGCGAGTAATACAGATGTTGTATTATTAGTAGAACTGCTGGAAGTGTACAAAGTTTTTAAAATTCCAATTTCTCTCAATGTTACTGTGTCCTCGCCTGTATAATGCCCAGACGCTTGACAAATTACGTGTGTATTTTTTGCGTTATCTATAACAACCGAGTGTGTTCTTGTTGTAAAAGTCATGCTTGCAGAAACACTATTTTCTAGTTTATAATCTGTCTTAGATGGTGCACTGCTCCCTGTTCCAACTGTTATTGATAGGTTCTTGGCCGAATATAAAGATAAAAATGTAGTGGTGGTATTACTAGTGATATATATTTGAAACGCTTCCCCTGCTGTATTCCTAATCGGATTTGAATCAGACGAAATGGTGCCGGTACTCTCCGTATATAACCTGTAAAACTGCCAATAATCAAAATTATCAAGAAGCATGATTTATCCCTCCTTTTCTGCTTTCAAAATGTTTTCCGCCACAGCAGCCATCTCTGTGACCTTAGGCAATGTATTCCCAACGTGAGATGTTGCCACTGCCATCTCCGTGATGACTGGTAGACCCTTTTTGACGGTGACAATCTTTTTGGTGACCTCAACATGTTGCGCAAGGCCTAAGATAAATTCTTTTGCACTCATGATGTGGTCTCCTTTTCTGCTTTCAAGATGGTGTCCTGCGTGGCTGCAGTTTCCGTCACAAGTTCAATTCCGTATAGACCACCTTCATAGACCGTTTCTTCCTCTTCCAGCACGAGGTTTCCATGCTGGCCAAATACAAAATCATTTGTATCCATGTCCGCCTCCTATCCATTTTGCACTTTCAGCATTCTGCCCGTGTTCCGGTTGTAAATGCTCGTCACATTCCCACTTGCATCCTCCGTCCACTCAAATGTGTTGACCACATTGTGGGTTGTATCTTCCCAGGCGCCGCATCCAGCAGTCACCGTGAAGGTTTTGTTGGCGCTGTCAAAGGCGATGTTTTTTGTGTAATATGGGTCGGATTCTGTGTGACGTAGGAACTGCGCATCACAGTTGATGTAAAACGTATCCCTCTTATAGTCACCCTGATCCTGACCACAGTAGTAGACCCTACGATAGCTAAGGTTATCCCCGCTGGTAGGCACATGCGCAAAAATTGCCCATCCATATGATTCGGCCGTATCAGCAATCTCAACAGTCAACATCTCACCGATTTCGGTGTCGGTGATGGCCCCGTTGCTGTCCACCGCATATACGGTACCGCGGCCAAGATGCCCCATGTAGGTTCCGTCTGTGCTGTACTGGTTAAAGCCGTCACTGTTGATATCTATCCTCTTTCTGCCTGAGCTGTCGTAAAATACCATGTCCGTGTTGTTGATTAGGCTCCGGAGGATGCCGTTGCTATCATAGTTGGATAAGCCTGCATTGTTTAGCCTGGTCAGCAGCGTTCCGGCCGAGCTGTAAAACTTTAGGGCATTTTCCTTGCTGTTGAGCCGGACGGTTCCGTCCTCGCTGCGGAGCTCGTTTGTGTCCAGGACCCAGCCGGCAATCGCCCCGATGATTGCCCGGAAGCCGTCCTTGTTGATCTGGCAGATGATGTTGTTGTCGGTGTCATACACGGCAATGGACCCGTCTGCATTGGCTGATGTTCCGCCGACAGTCAGGTCACCGGTGCGGATCCAGTCGGCATCAATACCAATCACAGTGAGCACTTTTGCAAGGATGTTTCCATCTGCCGTCCATCCGGATGTGTACGTCTGGCCACCATCTGTGCTGTATCCAAATCCATCAACAGTCCGCTTATAAATGATCTGCGAATCTGCTAATTCCGGCTTGTCATGCACATATTTAATCTGACTGCCATCTTCAAGGGTTTCTGTTGTTTCATAAAATCCCATGGCATTTGTCAGGATTGCGTTGAGCTGAGTAGCTTCCAGATCATAGGCATTGATCGCCTCATTAGCAACCTGCTTAGAGATCGACGTGATAATGGTTTTGCTCACAGCGCCATACCGGTCTGAGCTTTGATCACTCTCCGTCTTCGCTCCGCATGTCACTGTCATGCCGCCGTTTAGCGTCCATTTGACGCTTGTCGCATAGGTTGTGTAGGTTTTCCCACCTGTGATCACTTCCACCCTGTCTCCGGGCTGCAGCGCAGGGTCAAGGGTGGAAGTAATGGTCAATGGCCTAAATGGCGCTGAGAGGTTTTTTAGGGCTGCCTTGGCAGCTGCCTCAGCGCTATCTGCACTGCTGATCAGCGGATTGTCCGTGATGGTCAAAGCATAGTCCTCAGTGCCGCTCTGATACACCTCATCGCCATAGCTGGCCTGTATTCCGGTGATGGTGATGTCAGTCTCCTCTATGCTTCTGGAGCTGATCCTGCTGATGCTCTTTACTACTGTACTGTCATAGTGCTTTATGTAGATTTTCCCGTTCGGATCCTCGCAGACCACACCGCCGGACAGCATGGCCGCATATCCGGCAATCTCTCTACAGGTCACACCATCCGGCTTTTCTTCAACTGCAAGCGTTCCACACTCGATAGATGTTTCTGCGGGCAGTACTCCGCATGTGGTACATGCATCATAATATGCCTGGTAAACAGTAGACGGGAAAGCACTGCTGGTTGCAAAATCCTTATCCATCAAAGACAGCGCTCCCAGGCATTTAATGACCTTTGTCACGCCGCCATTGACCGCCTTATCCACATAGTAGGTTCCAACCTTAAGCACTTCTGTGTGGTCTGATAACACAAGACCAACATACACCACTACCGATGCACCCTTCCATGTGTAGGCATCGAATTCCCCATCCTTGTTATTAAGACTGATGTCCATCTTTGTGATGATGGCAGAGCCGATGTCAAAGCTGCCTGTGGAGCTGGTAGCACCGTCATAGCTAAGGCCGGGGCTCATAAGCTTCCGCTTGTCATCAACCGTCAGGGATGTGCCATCTGCAAAAGTAAACACCAGCTTAAAGGTAAACTCTCGGTTATTGCCATCAATGATAGATTTATATTCATTTGATACATTGATCATTGCTGCACCACCTTTACAGATACACTTTTATGCCAAATCTCGCCACCAAACTTACCAGCAACCACATGGGATAGGGTTCCGCGATAGGATGTAATGCTGATGCCACAAAAGCTAATCGGAAAGAATCCGGCGATCATGTATGTTTTGATCTGCTCAAAGTCCGAATCCGTCATGAACCCCCATGTGATAGAGAGCGTCTTCTTTTCTGCCACCACATCGGCGACCATGGTTCCGTCCAGTGTCCGTCCGCTGTCCTCTGACCAGATGATCTCATCATCTATGCTCACCTCTGTCGGGGAGGGCATGAGCACCCCGCCCGCATATAAGTCTAATGTTTTGCCCATGCTTCCTCCTTATGCAAAGTCTACTTCGGTTGTTGTGTAGCGCCTTTTCAAACTCATGGCACCTTTGGCATTCGCCCTGGCAAGCTCCTCACCATCAACCATCAGGACAATGTCTGCTCCATCCTGTACAATGCTGATCAGCTGCTCCAGCAGAGCAATGATCCGGTTCAGCTGCGATCCGTCCCCGCCTGCCATGCTTGCGGCCTTATAGGCCATCTCCAGCAACTTATCCTCCGGGGACACAACCTCGCCCTGATGCCGGTTATCACCGATCATAGCCAGCTGCGGTGTGTTCGCTTTGACATATCCACCGTTTGCCAGCAAAGGAATCTGTGGCACATCAAATGTCGGCAGACCGGAAAAAGGCTTAGCGCCCATGATGCTGATATCCCTGATGCTGTCCAGTGCGTCCTTGATACCTCCAAAGGGCACTGCGATAACGTTGTTGATGCCTCCGATCAGACCATTGATGATGCTTTTGAGCTCTCCTAAGATGCCATCTTTGATACCCTCAAAAACTTTTCCGCCGGAGGAAAATACATCCTTAACCTTCTGCCATGCCGACTTAAATTTGCTTTCAAACCACTGAGGGATATTTGCAAATACGTCCTTGATGGAAATCCACACGCCCTTGAAGAAGTCTTTCAGGCTTGCGAATACTGCCTTAACCTTATCCCAGGCACCTTCCCAGTTGCCGGTGAACACATCCACCACAAAGTCCAAAAGACCGCCCAGTATATCAGAAACAACGCCGATTCCGGCGCACGCCTTGTCTACCACCCAGTTGACGACATTGACTATATCCGGGCCCCACTCATCGCAGATCATGCCTATGCAGACCATGAGCCAGTTCCAGGCATTGGCAACCGCAGTGGAAATCTGCAAAAATGCGGCACACAGTTTTGCCCATAGGGGCTGTAAATGCTGTTCCCAAAGCTGTGACAGTCTTTCAATCAAGTTGTCCCAGATGGGCTTTAAGACTTCATCCCAAAGTTTCTGCAGGGCCGCGGATGTCTCGTCAAGGCAGTTTTGGATTGCTTCAACCAATGGGCCGCCATACTCATCCCATACCTGGAAGATGGTGTCAAGGGCGCTAGTGATGATGCCGACAATCAGCTCCATCGCGGGTTTCACGGCTTCGGTCCATACCTTGTCAAAGGCTCCCTTAAGGTTCACAAAGACCTGTTCCGCAAAATTTATCAGCCCAGTCTGCGCCTCCGTGAGCTTTGGCAGCCATTCCGTAACAAATTTATTGGCCAGTGGGAACACGACCACGTTCCAGATATCGGAAAAGATGGTGTTGAGTGAATCCAACAGCCCCGCCGCAACTGTAGAAACAAAGGACATTGCTGCCTCAATGTAGTTGCAGAATGGTCCCTGGAAATATGACAGAAGCGGTGCACCCAGACTCTGAATATCACTAAAGACATTTTCAAAAGTCTTTTTTAGATTTTCAACCGGTGTTTTCAGCTTTTCAAGGGACTGCTGCACAGGCGTGGCAAACCTGTTTTTGATCCATGTTCCAACCTCCTGCGCCGTTTTCTTGATGCTGTTTAATGCCTGCTCAAACTTGGATACCTGCTCTGTGCTGTCAGATGAGTCTACTGCAGTATCGGAACTGGATGATGTTGTTCCTGAAGCTGTTTCTGTGCTGGTACTGCTATCAGTATCGGAGGAGCTGCTGACCTTGGTCATGACATCAAACCCGGCCAGATACTTGGATGCCTTTTTCAGGCTCTCTCCCATAGCGTCTGTAGATTCCGCTGCAGCATCCATATCAGACGCAACAGAGGCCGTTCCTGAGTCTGTATCGGAGTAGCCGAAGATTTCCTCAGTCAGCTTATTAAAAGCCTCTGCAACGGTCTGTATCTTTGCCAGCAGCCTGTTGAGCATCTGCAGTGCCGGTGTCAGCGCATTGATCAGCCCCTGTCCGATGGTGGCTTTAAAGCTCTCAAACTGCAGATTCAGGACACGCATCTGGTTCGCCCAGCCACCGGATGTTCTGGAGAAGTCCCCGGATGCTGCTGCCAAACGATCCTGCACAAATGCATACCGCAAG